CGTGAGATACCGCCAGCGCCCCGTCCGCATGCGCGCGCTGCCCGACGTCGGCGAGGGTGCTGTCGAGGCTGTCGCCAGCGTCTATGGGCTCACCTACGACGTCCAGGACTGGTTCTGGGAGACGAAGGAGCGCATCGCCCCGGGCGCCTTCACGGACTCGATCGGCGAGGACCCGCTGGCCCCCTATTTCTGGATGCACGGGTGGGAGGACGGCCCGATCGGCGACGGGACGTGGACCGACTCGAGCACCGAGCTACGCAACCGGGGCCAGCTCTACATCGACGACGGCTTGGCTCTGCGGATCTGGCGCGGACTCAAGTCGGGCGCGCTCAAGGAGTGGAGCATCGGCTACCTCGCCCTCGATACCCACATCGAAAAGGAAGACGGCGAGGAAGTCGAAGTGGTCGACAAGGGCCAGCTTGTGGAACTGTCGTCGTGCGTCATGGGGGCCAATCCCGGCACGGAGACGATCAGTGTGCGCCGGGCCGGCGGGAGGCTCGCCAAACGCGGGCTGACTCGTTCCGGTCACGGCGCGCTACTCCTGCCGCGGGGGGCACGGCGGCGTGACGTGGAGACCGCCGAGGACGACGACCCGGGGGCCTGCGCTCAGGCTGTTGATGCTGCCATTGACGAGGCCCTCGATCTCTTCGCAGCCGGGGAGATCGAACAGGCCATTGCGCTCGTGCAGGCCGCTGATCTCTCGGTTGACACGCTGTTGGACATCCTCGGTGTTCCCGATCCCGACGAAGACGGCCAGACCAGCGTCTACCGTGCCAAGGGGCGTCGGGGGAAGGTCATCCCGAATGTCGGCGGCAAGGTGCCCACTCGCACTCGGGGGGCCATCGCAGCGCATTCCACGGACACCAGCGACGGGGCGTGGGGTGAAGAGGTTGTGGAGTCTCGAATTCCCGATGATGCAGGCGAAGACGTCCTTCGGAAGATGTATGCCTGGGTAGACCCCACAAAAGACGCCGATACGAAGGCGGCATACAAGTTCCCCCATCACGCCGTTTCAGAATCGGGCACGGTTGGGGCCGCCAACTTACTCGCATGTAGCGGCAAGATCGGCGAGTTGAACGGGGCTCACGGCCAGACGCCCGATATTCCTGATGGCGATCGTCAGGGTGTCTACAACCATCTTGCGAAGCACCTGCGAGACGGCGACAAAGAACCCCCCGAACTCCGCACCCTCGAGGACATCGAAGCGGAGAAGAACCGCAGCGCTAACTCTCTGACCCTCAGCAGAGAAGACTTTGAACGACTGCTCAATCTCACCGCGAGCGGCGCCCTCACCCGAGCCGACGCCTACGGTGCCATCCTCAAAGGACTATCGGCGTAGCCGGAAAGGAGGTAGCGCACATGCCAGTGCTCGACCAGACGGACCTGCTGAAGCTCAGTGAGCTGATTGAGAAGGAGGAAGCCGAGGCCGCCCGCCTGCGAGTCGATGCCGACAAGATGCGCGACGCCATCCGCACGGCCGACAAATGGACGCCCGACGACCTGAACCGCCTTGACGAGGCCTACAAGCCCTCCGACCACAAGCGAGACCAGATCGTTCAGATGCGCCAGCAGTACAACCGCCTGGCCGGCACGCCCGCCGACGGCACCCAGCTTCCAACGAACGGCTCGACCGCCACGTCGCCAGCATCTCAGTTCTCACCCTTCGACCCCGGCGAGCGCTTCACCGGCAGCGAGCCCTACCGCCGCTTCCGTGAGGTGGTCAAGGCCGGCCGCAAGCTCGACGTCGCCTGGCTGTCCGAGCTCAAGGACGGCGTGGAAGTCATGAACCGGAAAGAGTCGAAGGACAGCAACTTCGGCGTTCGCCAGCGTGCCGTCACCCTGACCAACCTGCCGTGGTCCGAGCGTCAGCCCGACCAGTTCGTTCCCCTGGCCGCCCGGCCCGTCGTCCTGCTGGACCTCATCTCGATGGCGACGACCGACGGACCCAGTATCGACTACCAGCAGCAGACAGCACGCACCGATGCTGCCGCCGCCACCGCCTACGGGACGCTTCTCCCCGAGCACTCGCTGACCATCATCAACGTCAACGTCGTGGTCAACCGCATCGGCACGTGGACGCCCGCCACCGAGGCGCAGCTACAGGACGAAGGCCAGCTACAGGACCTCATCAACGCCGACCTCATGGGCGACTACCAGCGTGCGGTTGAGTACCAGATCGTCAACGGAACCGGCACGCCATGGAACGGCATCCTCAACACGTCGGGGATCAACACGCAGGCGAGAGGGACGGACACCTGGCTCGACTGTATCCACAAGGGCATCACGCAGATCCGCCTGGCCTTCGGCGAGCCCAACGCCGTCGGCCTGCACCCGACCGACCTGCAATCCGTGACGCTGCAAAAGGATGCCATCGGCAACTACTTGTTCCGCATCGGCGAGCCCCCGAACATCTGGGGCCTGCAGCCGGTGCCCACCCCCGTGTTTCCGCAGGGAACAGGCGTCGTGGCCAACTGGCGATGGGCAACTCTCTGGACCAGGCAGGGAGTGGCCGTAATGGCTAGTTCGGAACATTCGGACTACTTCCTCAGAGGTCAGGTAGCGGTCAAAGCCGAAGGCAGAGCCGCCTTCGGCTTGAAGCGCCCGATCTGGGCCACGGCTTTGACCGGGCTCTGAGCATGGCCGTCATCCTGATCGACCTCCCGTGGTCCGACCGCTCAGGCCGCAAACCCAAACCCAACCCCAACCCCAAGAAAGGACGCTGAGCATGGCAGTCGACACAACCGGGCTGACGAGAGTTCAGCGAGTCGAGTCCCCGATCGAGGGCATACGGGACGAACAGGTTGCCACGGTGAGGATGCACGTCGACCTGCCCGACGGCCGCACCATTCTCGTCATGCCCACCGGTGACATCCGGGGCGTGGTGCCGAAAGACGCTGTGGTCCGCTGGCATGAGCGTATGGGGCAGACCCCCCAAGAAACCGAGCTCGCCGGCCGAGCTCCCACGTCGGGCGCCGAGGTGACGCAGCCGCTCGGGGGCCTGCTGGGGGACGCTCATACCAACGCCCGCCTTGACGAGCTCGAACGGGAGATTGCCCGGCTGAAAGAAGAACTGGCCCGCCGCAGCCCGGAGGAGACTCTCGCCGAGCGCACGGCCGAGCTCGAAGACCTCAAGGCCGCCCGGGTGCGCACCACCCTCAAGCAACCGGGACCGGACGTGGCCCCGTCGCCGAAGAAGTAAGGAGGCCCCATGCCCGTATCCACCGAGAAGACCTACCGAGTGATCGGGCCATGCAGTTTGTCCGGGCAACCGGTCAACTGGAATGCTCGGGCTATCTGCTGGTCGGGCACTGATCGGCGAGCCCCGGTTCGGCGAGCCCTACGTCAGATCGGTTGGAGGCTTCCAAGCCCCAAGATTCGGCGCTGGATTGATGCCGTCACCGATGATCGGAAGCGGGACTACCGGACCAGGTTCGGCCGTTCGGTAGAGGCCGCTCGGCGACTGCTCAACACTGCTGAGGACGTTGAGGCAAGGAGCGCTGGGCATCTCGCGGGACGCTACTGGGAAGTCAAGGAGCGAACAGGCAAGAGGCCAGACCTCGCCGCAATGGCCGGGAAGGAGGGATAGATGCCCTACTCAACTGCGCTCAACCGGGCAGTCAACCGACCGACTTTCACGCTCAAGGCCGCGGGGGCCGAGACCGCCAGTACCGCGGGGGCGTGGGTCGACCTCGGCGACGTCCCCGCTGGCGAGATCGACGTCGCGGTGACCGCCGTGGCCGGCACCACCCCTACCCTGCTGGTGGACCTCTACGGTTCGCCGAGCGGGACCAGCCGGGCAGCCACAGACGGCGTGACCTTCAATACGTCCACGTCGGTCGGCAGTGCCACGGCCCTCTTCACCGCAGCTGACGTCGGGGCCAACATCGCCGGCGCCGGCATCCCGCTCGCCGACTACATCGCTTCCGTCATCGTTGCCGTGCCGGCCGCCACCGTGACCAACAAAGCCCTCACGACCAATGTGGCAACGCTGACGACCTCTGCGGCGCACGGCATTTCCGTCGGTCAGGTGGTCGTCGTGGCGGGTGTCGATGCGACGTTCAACGGCACCTACGTCGCCACGGCGGGGACTACCGGAAGCACCCTCACCTATGCCGATGTGGCGTCCAATGTCTCTTCCACAGCGGCCACGGGCACCGCAACGGGCATCT